GCATTGGAACTACATCAAGCTCTTATGGTTCAGGTGGTGGAGGTGGTTCAGGTGGTGTAGGTGGAAATGGCTCAACTTCAGTAGGCGGTAATGGTGGTGCTGGAACTGCATCTAGTATTTCAGGCTCATCTGTAACCTATGCAGGTGGTGGTTCAGGTGCTACATATAATGGCACTTCTGCTGGAACAACTACAGGTGGTGGTGGTGTAGGTAAAAATACATCTCCTAATAATCAAGCAGGAACTTCAGGCACAGCTAATTTAGGTGGCGGTGGCGGTGCTGGTGGTTCAGGAGGTTCAGGTGTAGTCATTATATCTTACACATCTGCAACTCCATTATTTACAGGTGGCACAGTTACTACTTCAGGCGGTAAACAAATACATACATTTACAGGTTCAGGATATTTAACTCCTGCTACAGCAATTACAGCTAGTTATTTAGTAGTGGCAGCTGGCGGTGGTGGTGGTAAATCAACATCTGCTGGATATGGTGGTGGAGGTGGTGCAGGAGCTGGTGGATTACTTGCATCTACAACTACACTTTATTATCCAGCTACTTATACAGTTACTGTAGGTGGTGGCGGAGCAGGAGCAGCATCTGTTACTGTTCCAGGTTCTAATGGCGGTAATTCAGTAATATCAGGAACAGGTTTAACTACTATTACTGCAACAGGCGGTGGTGGTGGTGGTTCTGCTCAAAATACTAATGGTATTGCAGGTGGTTCAGGTGGAGGAACTTCAGGACAAACAGTTGGAACTGTTGGAGCTGGAACTTCAGGACAAGGTAATAGTGGTGGACAAGGAAGTGCGCCAACTTATGGTGCAGCAGGCGGTGGAGGCGGAGCTTCTGCTGTAGGTGCAAACGCAGTAACAACTGTAGCAGGTAATGGTGGAGCAGGTTCTGCTTCATCTATAAGCGGTTCATCTGTAACTTATGCAGGTGGCGGTGGCGGTGGAGCATGGACAGGTGGAACAAGCTCAGGTGGTTCAGGTGGTGGTGGAGCTGGTGGAACTTATAGTGGCGGAGCTGGCGGTAACGGAACTGCAAATTTAGGCGGTGGTGCTGGTGGTGCTGGCGGTAACGGAACAGCAGCAGGCGGAACAGGCGGTAGCGGAGTTGTTATCATCTCATACGCTGGCTCACAACAATTTATAGGCGGAACTGTAACATCATCAGGTGGAAACACAATACATACATTTACTGCAACAGGTAGTTTAGTTCCTGCTTATTCTGTAAGTTATTTGGTAGTTGCAGGTGGAGGTGGTGGTGGTTCTGGTTGTGCAAATACATCAGGCGGTGGAGGAGGAGCTGGTGGTTTATTAACTTCTTCTACATATTTAGGTGTAGGAAATACTTACACAGTTACAGTTGGTAATGGTGGTGCTGGAGCAGCTGCAGGAGGAACATCCACTAAAGGTGTTTCTGGACAAAATTCTGTTATTTCAGGCACAGGCATTACTACAGTTACAGCAACTGGTGGTGGAGGCGGTGGTAGTGACTCTACAAGTCAATTATCTGGAGCAAATGGTGGCTCTGGTGGTGGTGGTGCTAGAGTAGGTGGTTCTGGTGGAACAGGCACAGGTGGACAAGGTAATAATGGTGGTGCTGGTATAGATGGCTCATATTATGGCTCTGGAGGCGGTGGTGGTTCAAGCGCAGCAGGAACAAGTGCTTCAGGCTCTGCATCTGGAAATGGAGGAGCTGGAACTGCATCTAGCATTACAGGTTCATCTGTAACATACGCTATGGGTGCTGCTGGTTGTGGTAACCCTTATGGAGCAACTAACGGAACAAACCCAACGAATGCTGGTGCGCCTAATGCAAGTGGTGCTGGTGGAAATGCAACTGCTAACTTTGGTGGTGGCGGTGGTGCAGGTTATAATGGTGGTGGTAATGGTGGTTCAGGCATTGTGATATTATCTATACCTACAGCTAAATACACAGGAACTACAACAGGCTCACCGACTGTTACAACTAGCGGTGCAAACACAATTTTAACATTTACAGGAACAGGCACTTACACAGCTTAATAGGAGATATACATGGCACATTTTGCTAGATTAGAAAACAATGTAGTAAAACAAGTAATTGTGGTTAATAACCAAGATATTCTTGATGAAAACGGACAAGAATCAGAACAAAAAGGTATTGATTTCTGTTCTAACCTTTTAGGTGGAACATGGATTCAAACATCTTACAATGGCAAGATTCGTAAGAATTATGCAGGTTTTGACTATATTTATGATGAAGCATTAGATGCTTTTATTCCGCCTAAACCTTTTAAATCATGGGTATTAGATAAAGATATTTGTCAATGGAAAGCACCTACTGATATGCCTACAGATGATAAACATTATACATGGGATGAGGATACTACTTCTTGGATAGAAGTTAAGTAATAATAAATGTATTACTCTGGATTCCAAAGTAATAGCTTTCAGCGTAATGCTTTTCAGATCATTGGATCTGTTACACCAGTACCTACCATACCTGTTACAAAGGGTGGATATAAAAAGCATAACAAGGCTTTTAAACAAACAGTTAAGGAATCGCTAGAAGAACTATTAGGCGAACCAAAAGTAGTAGAGCAAGTACAAGAAATAGTAGCTGAATACTCTAATTCTAAAAACTTATCTTTAAGCTCTATAGATTTAAAACTATTGTCACAAAATGTAGCAGCAGCAGAACGCATTATTATGCTTGCTCAACAATTACATCTTGAAAGATTAGAAGCACAACGTGAAATGGAAGATGAGGAAGCATTACTGCTCTTAATCTAAGGATATTATGATAAATTATATTTGGACAGTCACAGCAATGTATACGCTACCTAAAGTAGATGATTTTACAGATGTTGTGGTTATTGCTGATTGGACACTTACAGGTATAGAAGGTGAATATTCTTCTACTGTAAACAATAGCACTCAATTTAATTTACCACAAGGTGAAAATTTTACACCTTATGAAGATTTAACAGAAGTACAAGTGGTTGGCTGGATTAAAAATACTATTGGTTCAAAAGCAATAGAACAATACGAAGCTAAAATTGCTAGTGATATTTATTATCAAGCTCATCCACCTGTAACAGCTACTAAACAACCATTACCATTCTAATATGGCTAGAACACGATATATACAAGATCCAAAAACACACAAATTAATACCTGCTGACGAATATTATAGTCAATCAGATAATACTTCAGCTTATATTTTAGCTGACTATCAACCTTATCAATCTATGGTAACAGGTGAGATGATAGATGGTCGTAAAGCACATAGAGAGCATTTAAAGCGTCACAATTTAGTAGTGGCGGAACAGAGTTCAGCAAGACCACAGAAGCCTGACGGTGGTCGGTTGAAAGAGCAATTGGCACGTCAGGTTTACGAAAAATTAAGATATAAATAGGAGAAATACTATGGCATTAGTAAAATCAATCTTAGGTAGTGGTAACGCTGGTCAATCAGCTCAAGCTATCGTAGGTTTTGTATCAAAAGCACAAGCAGCAACAGCAGCAGCACAAGGCGGTCAATTATTACCTACATCAATCGTTGAATATTCAACATCTACATCTAACTATGGCCCAACATTGCCATCAGATGCAGCACCTGGTGATACATACCTTGTAGCTAACACATCAGCTAACACAATTAAAGTTTGGCCTGCTTCAGGTTTCAAAATTAACGGTGGTACAGCAGATGCAGCAGTATCTATTACTACATTAAAAACAGCTTCTTTCACATCTTTAGGTGATGGTAACTGGGTAGCAGTAGTATCAGCATAATTTAATAACAATTAGGAGCTTTAAATGGATAACCAGACTACTCTGGAATCACCATCTTTGCGTGACCAAATAGAAAGTGCAGTAGAAACAGTATCAGAAACACCAGAAGTTGTAGAAGCAGAGGTAACAGAAACTAAATCAGACAAACCAAGAGATGAATCTGGTAAGTTTAAGAAAAAAGAAGAAGTTACAGAAGAAACACCAAGTGAAGTCCAAGAAGAAGTCGTAGCAGAAGCCAAACCTGCTAAACCAAGACCATCTTCATGGAAAAAAGACTATGAAGAATCATGGGGACAATTAGATCCTAATTTACAGGATTATATTGCTCAACGTGAAGCAGACTTTGCTAAAGGTGTTTCTACTTATAAAGCACAATGGGATCAAGCTCAACCTATTTTAAATAGTATTGAGAAATTTGCTCCTGTATTACAACAAAATGGTGTTGATCCAGCACAATGGATTAATAGCTTAGGTACTGCACATCAAACTTTGGTATTTGGTAACCCTGACCAAAAATTACAAATGTTTGCACAATTAGCAAACGATTACGGTGTAGATTTAAATGGATTGTTAGGTGGACAACAAGTTAGCCCACAATTCTCTATGATCGCACAGGAATTAAGCCAAATTAAGAATCAATGGCAACAATTCCAATCGCAACAAGAACAACAAGAACAAGCTCAATTAAAGAGTGAAATAGATTCGTTTAGTAAGGACAAACCTTACTTTGATGATGTCAGAGAAACTATGGCTGGATTACTCCAGAACAATATGGCTTCTGACTTGAATACTGCTTATGACAAAGCAATACGCCTACATGATGACATTTGGCAAAAGGTTCAGTCTGAACAGACTAAATCTAGCCAAACAGAGCAGAAAAGTAGACTTGCCGCAGTTAAAGCTAAGGCTATATCCCCTAAGTCAAGCTCGCCTACAGCGAATGTTAGTCTAGGTGGTAAAGGCAATAATCTTCGTGACCAATTAGCGTCTATTGTAGACACTTTTTCAAGCGAAAATATTTAATTAAACTAACAAAGGAGTCAAATTATGGCATTTGCCAATTCTTCAGTTAGTGACATTATCGCTACCACCATTCAATCACGTTCTGGTGAACTAGCTGACAACGTAACTAACAATAATCCACTTCTATTAAAATTGAAGTCAAAAGGTAATGTACGCCCATTTTCAGGCGGTAACGTAATTTTAGAAGAAATCATGTACAATGATACTTCAACAAACAACACTAACTCATATAGTGGCTTTGAAACATTAAACATTTCTCCAAATAGCCCAATTTCTGCAGCTCAATTCAGCATTGCTCAATACGCTTCAGCAGTTACTATTTCTGGTCTTGAAATGTTACAAAACTCTGGTAAAGAAGCAATCATTGACTTACTAGAAGGTCGTATCAAAGTAGCAGAAGCACAATTAGCTAACCGTATCAACCTTGACCTTTATGGCAATGGTACTGGTAACGGTGGTAAGAACCTTACTGGTTTAGCAGCAGCAGTTGCTGACAGCCCAGCTTCAGGTACTTACGGTGGTATCAATCGTGCAACATGGTCTTTCTGGCAAAACCAAGCGTTTTCTGGCGTGACTAACGGTGGTGCAGCAGTTTCAGCAGCTAACATTCAATCTTACATGACTCAATTAGCTATCAAGCTAGTTCGTGGTACTGATAAGGCTGACTTAATCGTTGCTGACAATAACTACTACAACCTATATGTAAATAGCTTACAAGCAATTCAACGTGTAACTGATCCAGAGATGGCAGGTTCAGGTTTTGCTTCACTTAAATTCTATGGTGGCGGTACATCTGCTGACGTAGTATTAGGTGGCGGTATCGGTAATCAAGAACCAGCTAACCACATGTATTTCTTAAACACAGACTACATTTTCTTCCGCCCACACAAAGACAGAAACTTTGTGCCAATCGGTGGTGAACGTCAATCTGTAAACCAAGACGCTATTGTTAAATTAATCGGCTGGGCTGGTAATCTTACCACTTCAGGCGCACAATTTAACGGTGTCTTAACAGCTTAATTAAGGAGATAATACTATGGCATATTCAGTAACCCCTATCTCTGGCGTAAATCTTACATCTGCAGCACAAACACAAGTAGCATCTGACGGTACAACACTAATCCCTAACATGGGGCCATTAGGTAATGAAGTATTCGGTTCAGACGGTCTACGTTATGTTTTTGCTAAAGCTGGTAATGCTTTTACAGCTAGTGAAACATCATGTTCTATCAACACAACTACATTTGTAGCAACTTCTACAGGTGGTGCATACATTGCTCCTTCTGTAGCTCTTGCTTCAGGTCAATACGGTTGGTTTGGTAAGGCATCTGTTTAAGTAACAAAGACTCCCCTAGCAATAGGGGGGTTTCTCAAGTCTATTCATGGTGAGTAGGCTTGACAAACCAAACTACTTTGGAGAATTAAATGTCAGACACAGGCGCATTAGCAGTAAGATTTTATAGTAAAGAACTACAAAACGATTTTCTAACCAATAAAGAAGGCAGACCAATTAGCTACATGGCTGACTTTGTTAGAATTGAAATACCAGGTAATCAATTAAGTATTATTGACACCTTTGTGAATAACTCACATAAAGCACAATTCCCAACACAATGGGCGTTATATTTAAACGAAAAAGCAGATGGCAACCACAATCCTGATAACGTACAAGGTACATTATTAAGAGATTGGCCAATTCTCAATGCTGCACAAGCTACAGAATTAAAACACTTCAAGTTCTACACAGTAGAGCAAGTGGCAAATGCTTCAGATCAACAACTTATGTCTATTGGTATGACAGCAGGTATGTCACCATTAGCATTAAGAGATAAAGCTAAAGCGTTCTTAGAAAACGCTAAAGATTCATCTTTTGCACAAAAACAAGCTGAGGAATTAAATTTAAGAGATCAACAAATTGCTGATCTTAAATCTCAGATGGAAAGAATGGCAAAATTGATAGAAGAAAAGGCTAAGTCTGAAAAATCTGAGGTTAAATCAGAAACGAAAGAACCCAAAAAGGACTAACTAATGGCATCAACTCTATTGCAACTCGTACAACAAGCAACAGGTGAAATGGGTTTAACCCAACCTACGCAAGTTGTGGGTAACACTTCATCTGATGTAATTCAATTATATTCACTTATGAATAGTATTGGATACGAGATACAAAGAGATCATAATTGGGAAGCCTTAGACAAAGAGTATAGATTTTATACTGTTTATGAAACACTTACTTGTACCCTTGTGGAAGATTCTGTCAATGTAGTAACTGTAGAATCAACCGCAGGGTTAAGTAATTTATGGATCGTAACAGGTACAGGTATTAATCAAGATACTTATGTAAATACTGTTACAGGCACACATACACTTACATTATCACAAGCCGCCACACAAAGCGGTGTATATACATTATATTTTTCACAAGCTAAATACCCATTACCAAGTGATTGGGATAGACAAATAGATCGTACACATTACGATAAATCTAAACGCTGGGAAATGTTAGGCCCTACAGATGCTCAACAATGGCAATTTTTAAAGTCTAGCTATATTTCAACAGGCCCTAGAATCCGTTACAGAATTTTAGGTGGATACTTCCAAGTATGGCCTGCTATGAATACAGATGAGTATTTAGGCTTTGAATACATGAGCAATCAATGGGCTACAAGCGCAACAGGAGTGACACAATCATCATTCTTAGCTGATACAGACACTTGTATATTCCCAGATCGTTTAATGGTTACAGCGTTGAAAAAGAAATACTTTGAAATTAAAGGTTTTGATTCAACAGCATTTACAAGAGATTATTTACAACAATTATCATTCGCTAAAGCAAACGATTCTGGTTCAGCTACATTGAGCTTTGCTCCTGTACCTGGATCAATTTTAATCGGATTTGAAAATATACCTGACGCTAACTACGGACAATAAATAATATGTTTCCAGTAAAAAGAAAATCATCAGGAAGCGTATCATTACCAGCACCAGTAGGTGGATGGAACGCAAGAGATAGTTTAAGTGATATGCCTGCTACAGATGCGGTATATCTTACTAATTGGTTTCCTGCCACTACAGAATTAGTGCTTAGAAATGGTTATACTAAATGGGCTACAGGTATTACAGGACAAGTAGATACTATTATGGACTACGAAAGTGGTTCATCATCTAAACTTTTAGCTATTGCTAACGGTTCTGTATATAACGTAACTAATCCAGGTGCAGTAGGTGCAGCATTATTAACAGGGTTATCTAATTCACGTTGGCAATATTGTAATATTACAACATCTGGCGGATCATTCTTATATATGGCTAATGGCACAAATACGCCTTATCTATATAATGGTACTACATGGACAAGTATTACAGGTGCTTCTACACCAGCTATTACAGGCGTTACTACTACATTACTTAATAACCCTATTGTATTTAAAAGTAGAGTATTTTTTACAGAAGCTCAGTCTTTAAGAGCATGGTATTTACCTACATTATCAGTAGGTGGAGCTGCACAATCTATAGATATTAGTGCATTTGCTTATAAAGGTGGTTATATTGTACAACATGCAACATGGACAATAGATGCTGGTTATGGCGTTAATGATTACTATGTTCTTTATACATCTAAAGGTCAAGTAGTTGTATATGCAGGCACAGATCCTACATCATCTACAGCATGGTCTATGGTAGGTGTATGGGATTTAGGTACACCTGTAGGCACTCGTTGTATGTATAAATATGGTGGTGATTTACTTCTTTTAGGTAAAGATGGTGTAACACCATTAGCTTCAGAATTACAATCATCTAGGCTTGATCCTAGAGTAGCTATTACAGACAAAATACAATGGGCTGTATCGGAAGCTATTACAAATTATGGATCTCAATTTGGATGGCAATTATTGTTTTTTCCAGAAGAAAATCAATTATGGCTAAACGTGCCTAATACTGTAGAAACTACACAGTATGCTATGAACACCATTACAAAAAATTGGTGTAATTACACAGGTTGGAACGCTACATGTTGGGAATTATTTAACGATCAACCTTACTTTGGTGGTAATGGTTATGTAGGTCGTGCATGGTATACACAATCAGATAATGGCTCAAATATAGATGCTACTGCATTACAAGCATTTTCAGCTTTTGAAAGTCCAGGACAATTAAAACGATTTACAATGTCTAAACCTATATTTAGAACATCTGGTAGCCCTGCTATTTATTCTAATATTAATATAGATTTTAATTTAGATGTTCCTGTTACAACATTAAATTTTACACCCACAGCATCTGGAACATGGGATACTGCTAAATGGGATATAGGTATTTGGGGTGGTGGTTTAAACGTACTGCAACAATGGCAAGGTTTAAATGGTGTGGGTTATTATGGCGCACCAATCGTTAAAACATCTTCACAAGGTATTGACGTAAGATGGGTTTCTACAGATTTAGTAATTGAAAAGGGTGCAGTACTATAATAATTCAAGGTCAAGAAGTTGGTGAGTGGGTATGTAAAAAGGCTGGTGGTCAATGGAACTCACTATGTCAAGCTATTGGCCAAGTAACAGATGGTGAATTAGTAATAGGAGTGCTTTACAACGGTTATACAGGTAGTTCAATATCAATTCATTCAAGATGTGATATACCTGCAAAAGTTTCAAGAGAATTTTATTGGGCGATATTCAATTACCCATTCAATGTATTAAAAGTCAAACGCTTAACAGGATTAGTCTCTACAGCTAATTTAAAAGCACAAAAATTAGATGAACATTTAGGCTTTGAAAAAGAAGCTGTGTTAAAAGATTACTTTCCTGATGGTGATGGGATTGTTTATATTATGCGACCAGAAACATGTCGCTTTTTAAAACTCGGAGATAGATATGCAAAGTAAGTTAGCTAGATTATTAGATCCACTTTATAGATGGATTACAAATTACATGGGTGCTTGTGGTTTTATCATGTATGGTATTGGTAAAGATGATCCACCACCTGCACCAGATTATGCTTCAGCAGCAAGAGAAACTGCACAAGGGAATATAGATGCAGCTAGAGTAGCTACAGCAGCTAACCGAGTAAACCAAATTACACCTTATGGTAATCTTACTTACAAACAAACAGGCACAGATTCTTATGGCAATCCTACTTGGACTGCTACACAAGAATTATCTCCAGATCAAGAAAAAATTAGAGTTGCACAATCAGGATTAAATTTAGGTTTAGTAAACACAGCTGGAAAAGGTTTGGATTACGCTGGTAGTTTACTTGAAAAACCAGGCATTGATATGTCTAAATTACCTTCTACAGGATTTGATCCAGGTCAATCATATCAAGATGCTATAATGAAAAGACTTGCACCACAACTTGATCGTGAAAATCAATCATTTGAACAAGACATGGCTAACAAAGGTATTGGTGTAGGTACTGCAGCATACAATACTGCTAAATCATTATTATCTCAAAATCAAAATGATAGACTTACTTCAGCTACAGTACAAGGTCTTAATACTGGTCTTACAGCTAATCAACAAGCGTTTAGTCAAGCTGGTTACAATCAATTACAACCAATCAATGTTATTAATGCTTTAAGAACTGGTACACAAGTACAATCACCAAATTATGTAAATCCAGCATTACAATCTACAACAGCAGGCCCTGATTTATTAAGTGCGGTTTCTAACAAATACAATGCACAATTAGGTGCTACTAACGCAGCTAACGCCAATACAGCAAACTTTACAAGTGGTTTGATGAATCTTGGCGGACAAATTTTCGGATAAGGATATAATATGGCATTTTTCCCACAAGATGATACACAAGACGTTAGTGGAATACCAGCTAATGATGCAATGGCTCAACTTGAGCTTAAACGCAAACTTAAAATAGCAGAAGCATTACAAAATCCTCAAGCTCTGCAAGGACAAATGATAAGTGGTCATTATGTAGCTCCATCAT